TCATGGTCTCGAGAAGGACCGTCAGGCGCTCGACGCCTGGAAACTTGCGGTTATGAACTCGGCGCGTTTTGGCCCGCGCGTTGGCCATGGCTTCTTCCCAGAACATTATCTAAAAAACCCCCTAATCATCTCGACGCCCGCGGCGGCAAATACCATCAACGCAAATCCGACCCATAAAATGACGACGTAAGCCGCTATACGTTCACGCGACATCTGTCTGCGCTCCCACCAGTCGCGGTACTCGGCAGCGGCGTCGTACGTCGGGAAAGGCCCGCGCACGGGGTCCGACACGCGCAGCGGATGGTTGGTAATCTTGTAGCCGTCGTCGGTCATGACAATCCACCAGCGCTCGTTCATGGTGCCTCTGCCTCCCTCATGATCTCCAGCCGTTCACGCTCCGCCCTCAGCATCGTGTACCGCTGGTGCAGGCGCTCCAAAATCGAAACGCGCCGAGACCCGACGCGCTCGGCCTCGAGCAGCTCCAGCACCTGCGCCTCCGTCATCAGCGCCAGATGCTTGTTTAGCGCTCGCCAACTGTACCGCTCCATCAATTTTCTCCTCCAGTTTGTCGATCTCTCGCCCGATGCGCAGCATGGCGCGCTCGGCTCGGTTGTATACCTTGGCCCACTGCTTCTCTTCCGCCTTCGCGGCTTTCAGCTTGGCCTTCAGTAGCTTTACGTTCACTTCAACGCCTCCATCGCTATATCACTGAGCGACCGCTTGTCCCGCAGCGCCGACCAGATGCGCTCGTCCACGGTGTCCTCGGTCAGAAACACGTAACACCACACGTCATGGCGCTGTCCGCTACGGTGCAGCCGCCCGACCGTCTGCTCGTACAGCTCAAGGCTCCACGGCAGCGACAGGAACGCTATACGCGAGCCGCCGTGCTGTAGGTTGAGCCCGTGCCCGGCAGACTTCGGGTGGATCGCCAAGAGCGGCACGGTGCCCGCGTTCCAGCGCTCGATCGCGTCCGCGTCGTTGAGCGTGACGAGGTGCCGGTAGCGGCGCTTCAGCTCGGCCAGCTCTTCCTTGTAGTTGTAAACGACGATCGTATTCGCCCGCTGGTTCTCTTCGAGGACGCCCTCGAGCGCGTCGAACCGATGCGAGCTGAACCAGACCGGCGACGGGGTATAGACGAACCCGGACGCCATCTGTTGCAACTTCTGCGTGACCACGGCAGCGTTTTGCGCCACCGCCGTCGCGTCCGGGAACGCGGCTACAAACTCCCGCCGCATATCGTCGTAGGGCGCCCGCGTCGCCATCGTTGAGCGGATCTCGACCTCGTGCAGCGGCGGCAGCGTGTCGGTGTAAACGCCAGGCTCCAGCACATACGTCGCAGGCTTGATGCGCTCCATGACGCGCTCCAGCGAGCCCTCGAGCGGCGTCCAGTCGTCGAACCCGGCGTAAGCCGAGCAGGAGAAATACTGCTGCATGAACGCGCCCTTGCTGCGCCCGAGCAGTGACTGGTCAATGATCTTGCACTGCCCGAACACGTCTTCGAGTCCGTTCGAGGTAAACGAGCCCGTCAAACCCCAGCGAATATGAACCTGCTTCAGGATCTTCTCGATCGCCTTGAATCGTTTTCCGCTTGGGTTCTTGAGCCGCGTCAGTTCATCGAACACCACCGCATCGAACGCGAGCGTCTGCGTCGCGAGCCATTGCAGCAGGTCGTAATTGATCACCACCACGTCGCTATCCGACGCAAGCGCAGCGGTGCGCTGGGCAGGCGTGCCGCAGGCGACCGTCACCTTCAGGTCGGGCGCCCACTTCGGCGCTTCGACCGGCCACACGTGCGTGACCACGCGCAGCGGCGCGACCACGAGGAACCGCGTGCCTTCCCGCTGCACCATGTCCTGTATGGCGACCAGCGTCGCGGCGGTCTTGCCTGCGCCCACGGGCGCCAGCACCATCGCGCGGTTACGCTCGAACAGAAAGTCCGCCGCTTCTTCCTGATACGGGCGCAGCTTCATCGGGTTTCCAGTTCAATCAGCATGTCGATGTAGTGCCGCGCCTTCTCAAGGTCAGCAATGCCGTTCTTGCTGCGCCAACGGCACAAATACTTGATAGCATTTCCTTCGAGAAAACCGATGTTATTGGCGTGAATGAACTCAACCGGCTGGATCGGCAGCCCCTTGTAGTGCGTCCCGCCCACTTGTTGCGTCAGTGATCCATCCATCGACGTCCTCCTTGGACCATAGGCAGGCGTAGCGCTGATTCATGCGCGCCATGTCCTGCGCGAACACCTTCTGTAGGGCTGACAGCCGCCCGCCGGCCTGTTTCAACTCAACGAACCACGTGCTGCCGTCTGGCAGGCAGACTATTCTGTCCGCCACGCCGCGATGCGCGGGCGATACGAACTTGTACGCCTCGCCGCCGAGCGCGCGGACGCGCTTCACCAGATGGCGCTCGATGTCTTTCTCCATGCCGCGAACTGTACCCTGTCAAAAAGTTCTGGACAAGTGCTTTTGACGGGCATAGGATGATTTCAAAACGGAGGTCACATGCACTCAACTCTCGTCGGCGGTTCCACCGCGTCCCGCGTCATCAACTGCCCTGGCAGCGTGGCGCTGGTCGCCAAGATGCCCGTCAAGCCCGCGAGCAGCTACGCGGACGAAGGTACGCTGCTGCATGACGCCATCGCGCAGATTCTCCTGAGCGACACCGCCCGCCCCGAGGACTTCATCGGGCGCGAGTTGAACGGCACGGTGCTGACGGAAGAGCTGGTCGAGAACAAACTGAAGGTCGCACTGGCAGCGCTCGATGAGATCGACCCGTCTCAGGAGATGGAGGTCGAGATTGAGGCGCGCGTCGGCTTCGGCGCACTCATCCCGAACGCATGGGGAAGCGCGGACCTCATCGGAAGGCTCGGGCAGCGCACGATCGTGCTAGACTGGAAGTTCGGGGATGGGGTCGCAGTCGAGGCGGAGAACAACAAACAACTGTTGTTCTACGCGGCGGCCGCGCGGCATACGGAACAGACGCGCTGGGCGTTTCTCGGCACGCGGGAACTCGAGCTGATCATCGTGCAGCCGCCCAGCGTGAAGCGGTGGGTGACGACGTTCGACACGCTCGACGCCTTCGAGGACGCGCTGACCCGCGCGGTCAAGCTCGCCCGCGAGCCCGAGGCGCCGCTACAGGTCGGCGAGCACTGCCGCTGGTGCAACGCCAAGCCTATCTGCCCGCTGATGACAGGCGCGGTCGATCGGGCGCTGAAAACGCGCATCGACGCGATGGACGGCGCGCAGATCGGCGACTGGCTGCGGCAGGCTGACCTGATCGAAGGCTGGATCAAGGGCGTGCGCGATCTCGCGCTGACGATGCTGGAGAACGACGCGCCCGTGGCGGGCTATAAGATGGTCTCGAAGCGCGCGATTCGCCAGTGGGCGGACGCGGAGGCGGCTACGTTATGGCTGACGTCGCAAGGCGTCGACCCTATGAAGCAGGAACTGATCTCGCCCGCGCAGGCGGAGAAGGTTCTGAAAAAGAGCAAGCTGGCGCTGCCCGACGAGTTAGTCGTGGCAGTCTCCAGCGGCAGCACCGTTGTGCCGGAGAGCGATCCTCGGCCCGCGGTGCTTAACATCGGGCGGCAATTGACGGCTGCCCTTACTAAACTGAGGTAACACAAAGTGTCCAATATCGTAACATTCAACAATGCAAACCTGCCCGCAGTCGCCAGTCTGTCGACTGCTCTGCGTTCACTCGAGCGCGACGTCGGCTCCGCTGGTGTCGTCCTGCTCAAGATGGACAAAACCGGGCATTGGGTGTTCGGCGCAGACCAGACCGAAGTCGAAGACGACTCGACATGGGCGGTGAACCCCTTCTCGTTCGTCCACGGCTTTATCGCGTGGGGCGACGGCGAGGTGCTTGGCGAGAAGATGGTATCGGTATCGCAACCGCTGCCGGAACTCGACGCAGCGCCGCCCAACGCCAAGCGCGGCTGGGAGACGCAGATCGGAATGTCCCTGAAGTGCCTCAGCGGTGAGGACAAGGACATGGAAGCGCGCTACTCGACGACCTCGGTCGGCGGTAAGCGTAGCGTGCAGGCGCTGGCGCTCGCGATCGCGACGCAGGTGGAGAAGGACCAGTCGAAGCCCGTGCCGGTGGTGCGCCTGAAGCGCGACCATTACACGCACAAGAGCTACGGCAAGATCTTCACGCCGGTGTTCGAGATCCTCGAGTGGATCAGCGTGACGGGCGAGCCGACCGACGCGCCCGAGGAGGAGCCGACCGAGCGCCGTCGTCGCCGCCCGGTCTGACCTTCCTTCAAGCCGCGGCCTCTCGGGGTCGCGGCTTTTTTGTCTCTGGAGTTTGTATGCTGTGGATCGACTTCGAGACGCGCAGCCGCTGCGATCTCAAGACTGCGGGCGTTTATAACTACGCGATGGACGCCTCGACCGACGTGCTCTGTATGTCCTACGCATTCGACGATGAGGACGTGGTGACGTGGACGCCAGACCAGCCGTTCCCCGAGCGCGTGCGCGCCTACACCGGGCAGATCAGGGCGCATAACGCCGCCTTCGAGCGGCTCATTTTCTGGTACGTGTTGCAGATTAACTACGACCTCGAGCAGTTCTACTGCACGGCGGCGCAGGCTCGCGCGAACTGCGCGCCAGGCTCGCTCGAGGACCTCGGGCGGTTCGCTTCGGCGGACATGAAGAAAGACTACCGTGGCGCGCAACTCATCCGCCTGCTGTCCGTGCCGCAGGCGGACGGCACGTTCCGCCAGGATGCTGCGCTGATGGCTGAGATGATCGCCTACTGCGAGCAGGACGTGCGCGCTATGCGGGCGGTGTCGAACGCGCTGCGCCCGCTGTCGGACGAAGAGCTGGCCGACTACCACGTAAGCGAGCGCATCAACGATCGAGGCGTGCTCTGTGACGTCGCGCTCTGCCGCGCGGCGGTGAAGTACGCGAGCGACGAGCTGCTCGAGATCGAGGCGCGGGTCGGCGAGGTGACGCAGGGCGCAATCAAGACCGTGCGCAGCCCGAAGATGCGCGAGTGGGTGCTCGAGCGCGTCGGCGAGGAGGCGCGCAAGCTCATGTGGGTGAACGATAAGTATTCGATCGACAAGAGCGTGCGCGCGAACCTGCTGGCGGTCGAGAACCCCGACGAGGTGCCGCCCGACGTCGCCGAGGTGATCCAGTGCGCGGACGACCTATGGGCGTCGTCGGTGGCGAAGTTCAGCCGCCTGTCGGAGCTGGCGGACATTGAAGATGGGCGCGTCCGTGGCGCGTTCGTGTTCGCGGGCGGGTCCGCCACCGGGCGCTGGTCGTCCTACGGCGCGCAGGTGCATAACTTCACCCGCAAGGTGGCTGCCGAGCCCGACGACGTGCGCCAGGCGATGGTGCGCGGTCACGCGATCGTGCCGAAGTACGGTCGCCGCGTGACGGACGTCCTGCGCGGGATGCTGCGCCCTGCGCTGGTGCCCGCGCCTGGGCACGTGTTCGTCGTCGCCGACTGGTCCGCGATCGAGGCGCGCATGAATCCGTGGCTGTCGGCGGAGAGAACCTCCGAGGCGAAACTCGACCTGTTCCGCAACGGCGAGGACGTGTACAAGTACAACGCCGCCGCGACGTTCCACGTGCCGGTGGCGGAGATCGAC